ACATTACCAAGCGGAAATACATCATCCCTAAAGAGGAGTTGATCGAGCAGGCCCGGAAACGGAACACGAAATACGAATCGCCCGACGAAGCCGACGCCTTAATGATGGCAGTTTCCCGGGCAGACATGGTAAGAGAAGAACAGGCCCACATCTACACATCAAGACACGGGCGAAGCAGGAGTGGGGGACAGACCTATGCCTCCGAAGGGAATTTAATTTGACAGATCTCCAAACGATCAAAGAGGCTTTGACCCATCAAAACATTGACGCCCTTGAACTGGGTGGCATTGAGTTTGGTGAACTGGTTGACATGCCTGTAACGCATCACTTCACTCCCGGCTTGTACACTCGAGAAATATTCATGCCCAAAGGCACACTTTGTACCAGTAAAATCCACAAGACCGAACACCCATACTCGGTACTCTCAGGCAAATGCCAAGTATTCACAGTGGGCGGAGGAGTTGAGGAGATTGAGGCTGGTCACTTTGGCATTACTCAGCCCGGGACGAGACGGGTTTTGTACATTGAAGAAGACTGCACATGGGTCACTCATCACGTATTGTCGGGAGCCGAAGAGGCTTGGCGATTGGTGGATGGCACAACAGAAGAAGAGGTCCTTGAGTTGATCGAAGACAGGATCATTGACAGGAGAGAACTGCCGGGAGGTCAAACGGCAAACGAATTATTTGAAGCTAAATTAAAATTGAAAGAGATCGGGGTCTAAAATGAGTTGGGCAGGTTCAGCATTCGCATTAGCAGTCGTAAGCGCAGGCGCTCAACAGTCAGCGCAACATCAAGCCAAGAAGGGCCAGAAGCATGCCAAGGAAAGAGCGAGAGGTAGAGAGAACGAACTCGCAGATCAGGCCGGTGCAGAAGCCAGCGCCATGGCAGAGGGCGATCGTAAAGACAGAGCCAAGAGAGCAGAAGGCTACGCTCGAAACACCAACATATTCGCTTCAGGTATTGGCGGGATGGCCGACCAAGCTCGGAAGACCTTAACAGGACAATAGGAAGTTGACGCATATTACGAAAGTAGATCAGCATGGCTAAGTCATCCGAACAGATTCTAAAAGAGAAGTCTCAAGGAGTTTCCGATCGTCGGAACATCGAGAGCCAATGGCAGACCCTACATGATTTTTTCGACAACGTAGGCTCGGACATCAACACGACTTACTCGCAGGGTACGGAGTTGACGATCACTCAACTCTATGACACCTGTTCGATTGAGTACGCAGACGTTCTCGCCTCGGGCCTCAGTAACTACTTAACACCTTCGGCAAGTCGGTGGTATGGACTGAGAACAAATGATCCCCTGAAGATGGAGAAGAAGCGGGTCCTTCACTACCTCAAAGACGTGGAAGCTGAAGTCACCCACACCCTGAACACCTCAAACTTTTACGACACAATGACGGAGTTCTACAAGAAGTCGGGCGTATACGGGACATCGATCCTGTTTGAAGAAGAAGATCCTTTTGACATGGTGCGGTTCTATTCGCTCCCTCTCAAGTCGGTGGTCATTGTTGAAGATGCCCGCCATAGGATTGTTGAGTATTACATTGAGTTTGAATACACGGCCACGCAGGCGGTCACTCGATTTGGTCCCGACAAAGTCCACCCCAATGTTTTGAGAGAACACAAAGAGGGTAGGGTAAACGAGAAGAAACACAAGTACACTTTGTACATCGGCCCCAACTGGGAAAGAAATCCTCAAGCTCTGGACAACCAGAACAAGCCGTGGATCTCCCAGTGGATTGATGACACTCACCGGCATGAGATTTCCCGGGGTGGATTCGATGAACAGCCAGCATTGACCCATAGATTTTACACCCGTCCTAATCAGGCTTGGGGATTCAGTCCATCGATGAAGGCGCTCATGGACGTGAGATTGCTCAACGCCAAGGCGAAGACACAATTGAGATCTCAGATGAAGCACACCGATCCAGCGATTGCGATGCCTGATAACTCATTCCTGAACCCTTACAACGGCAACCCCCGGGGAACCAATTACTACAAGAAGGGCACCTTGAGCCAGAATGATATTTTCCCGATTGGGAATTATGGCAATCCAAACATGGGCGAAGATACCCTTGAGTACAGTCGGCAGAGAATCAGGTCCCAGATGTTCACAGACGTCTTCCTTGCCTTCGATGGTGTTACCAAGCAAATGAACAACCCGGAAGTATTCGAGAAGATCACAGAGAAGATGACCTTACTCGGTCCAGCCGTGGGTAGGTTCTTGACTGTCACCGACAATGTGATTGAGAGAACCATTAGATTGTTAGATCGTCAAGGCAAATTGCCTGAACCTCCACCCGAGATTATTGAAGATCCTTCTTACGAGATCGATTACCTCTCGACTTTGGCCAAGGCCCAGAGAAACCCAGAGCTTCAAGCTATGCAGAACGCTTTACAGATGACTGCGGGTATGGCTTCGTTTGCTCCTGATGTCATGGACAAGATTAATCCAGACAAGGGAGTGGATGCAGTTTGGGGAATCACTGGCGCACCGATCCAGATGTTGAGAGACGATGATGAAGTGGCTGAGATCCGTGGTAACAGGGCCAAGCAACAAGAAGCTCAACAGCAGGCCGAGATGATGGGTCAAGGTGCAGACACCGCCCTGAAGGCCACGCAGGCAGGTAAGAACGTACGTGAGACCCAGATGCTTGGAGCTTAATGGAAATCGGATTTGACGAGGCCAAGAGCCTAAAGCTGGCTGTCAGAATGTTGAAGGAATCACCTGATGGTCAATTGCTCTTAGAGTTTCTGGAAGACAGGGCGGGGCATTTCGCACCGGCTTACGACCCCACGAACCCGACGACGATCATATTAGCGTCAGGCCGTCAGGAGATGGTCATGGTATTAAGAAATTTAGACAGGCTCACAGCCGATCAAATAGTAGATTTATTGGAAGGACAATAACATGGAAGAAGGCACACAAGACACAACAACAGTAGAGGAAAGTGGACAGGCTGAAGCAGTTCAAACACCCGCAGATCAAGGTGGATGGTATAACACTCTTTCAGACCCAGATCTCAAGAATAACCCTACCCTGCAAAAATATGGCACAGCGGAAGAGGCTCACAAAGGCCACTTGGCGCTTCAGGCTTCTTTTGGTATGGACAAGGTGGCATGGCCAAAGGACGAGAACGACACAGAGCGATGGGCCGAAGTCAACAAAAGGCTTGGAGTTCCGGGCACACCCGAGGGCTATAATCTCGAAGCAATCGCCAGCCCCGGAGAGGCTCAACTCTTTGACAGGGTCGCATTTCAGCAGATGATGAAGGACGTCGATGCCCCCGCATCCGTGGCCACAAAGCTTTGGGCCAGCTACACAGGCAGGATGAAAGCTGGATATAGTGAGGCTCAAGAGGCATTTCAGGCCAATGTGGACAGCGCCAAGGCAGATCTCATGGCTGAGTGGGGTGATGCTTACGAGAGCAACATCAACCGGGGCCAACAGGTCATTGACACTCTGGCAGACAGCCAAGAGCAGAAGGATTTCTTAACGGCTACCCTTGCTCAAGACCCCAATGGAAGCCGGTTTTTGGCCAAGATTGGTGCCCAGTATGTCGAGAGTTCGATAGGCGGATTTCAGGAAAAGCAGAATTTTACGATGACTCCTGATGAAGCGAGGCAAGAAATTGATAGAATAAAGGCTAGTCCAGATTATCATAGTAATGATGATCGGATTAGAATGCCATTGGTGGATCGTACAAACGATCTAATGCGAATGGCGAAACCGATGGGCTTGTAGTTCATCACCCCGCAGATACCTCCTCACAAGGAGCCTGCAAATTGGATGGTAATAAAACCGACCCACTTTGTGGATACTTGGAATAACGACCAATGAAACAATCGTTGTTTTTTTAAAGGAGAGGTATCATGGCTGATACAAACAATGTGATTTATTCACAACAGTATTCTGAAAACATCATGCAACTGGCTCAACAAGAGAAGTCTAAGTTGTGGGATGCCGTTTACCAGAAGACAAATGTCACTGGCAAACATTTTTTCCAAGACCAAATCGGGCAGTGGAGCATGTCTCCCAAAGCAGGACGTAATCCTGCAACCCCGTCCAGCGACCCCGCATTGGCTCGTCGCATGGCAATCATGTTGGATTATCACGACAACGTTTTGCTCGACAGATCAGACGAGCTTAAAACAATCAGTGATCCAAAAAGCTCATACACAATCGCAGGTAGTAAAGCGATTGGTCGTCAGATTGACGATTCAATTATCACTGCTCTCGGTGGCTCCGCTAAGACTGGCGAGACTGGTTCAACAACCACGACTCTGCCTTCAAGTCAGAAGATCGCCAACGGCAGTACGGGTTTGACCTTTGCTAAGGTGAAGCAGGCCCAAAGAATCCTTAACCAAAACGACGTGGAAGCTGAAGACCGTTTCTTCGTTGCAAGCCCAATTGGCATCGAGGATTTGATGGCTGAAGAGAAGGCCACAAGTGCAGACTACACAACTCTCAAGGCTATTCAAGACGGTACATTTGCCGGTCATTCTTGGATGGGTTTTCAGTGGATCATGTCCACCCGTTTGAACGTTACTTCAAGTATCCGTGAGTGTTTTGCTTTTCACAAGTATGGCGTTTGCGCTGGTCTTCCCGCACTTCCGTTTGTGCGTACAGATGAACGTGCCGATTTAAGTTATTCTTGGCAGGTTTATTATGAGTTGAACATTGGTGCAACTCGCTTGGAAGAAGATCGTGTTGTTCAAGTGGACATCGACGAAGTAGCC